TTTCCCAAAGCTGCAACTTTGGGTAACTCACCGCGATACTGACCATACCCTCTAATCTCAGCGCCCAACGCCATGCTAACGACGTGAACTCCATTAACTACGGTACACCAGTGCTTAAGGAACAGCAATTCCTCGATAACCTCGCACGCACCAACTTTGACTATATAACCAGCATTCTCAGCTCCTTTCAAATAGGCAGCTTTAAATTCTGATTTGGTCACAAGAGATGCATCAGGCACTAATGCTTGCAAACTCAAACCAATCAACATGTTTGCCATGTTGTTGGTGACTGTGGTTCCAGTAAAGCCAGACCACATCCTCCACGTAGTGAAGGAATAACTGACTTTTTCTTTGAGTCCTTTAGCTCTATTTTTGATAACGAGTTTACGATTTAAATAATCATATGCTCTAGTCACGGCGTCATGGTGCAAGTTATTCAACCCATTTGTAATTGAGAAAAACTTGCAGCAAAACTTCAGAAACTTGGTGTAATGAGAGCCATCACAAGTAGAAATATCTCCATTAAAGAAGACTATTCCATCTTTGCAATGTGCTCCAACACAACAATCATCAGAAAAATAGACATAAAACACCGCACCTAAAGGTAGCTCAGTTAAACGTTTAAAAACGTCTATTAGAACTTCCTTCGTTGGAGATTTTACAAAACGGAATGTGTAGGTGTTATTAATATAATCACCTTCCAATCCTTTCTTTATATCATCCCAAACATATGCAGTGGCCTGAGTACGCATGGCACCCAGGTCTCCAATGCTCCGTATTTTGTTGACACTCTCCAGTAGCTCTCCAAGCTTTAACTTATACTTGACATATAAAGCATCGGATAGCTTATTTGTTCCCAACTCATGCGCCTCAATATCAGTAGCAATTCGCAAAAGCTTTTTGATATGAGGCTGATAGAGCCAGGTAGGATAAGACACAGAGAAATCTTCTCTGTTAACTCGAGACTCGTACCACAATTTAAATTTGTGGAGTGAGCATCGCAGATTGTCAACACAACGGTCTTGATTTTTGATCAGACGCGCGGAATATCCAGGCGATTCAGGTTTACGTAACTTGAACAACCGAGACATCCCACACCTATATTCCCCTGCACCAGCCCCAGGGAAATTTAAGGGTAGGTGGAAAGAAGGTCCGAAAGAAGTGAGATATTGTTTGTTATATTCTTCACTACTAACGGTAAATTTCGGAGTAAAGTCAGGATGAACCAACTTTGATCTTCGTAATTGTACCTTACATTTCTGCGTGAGCATGGACTCATCACACGGGATTGGCTTATAAACAAACGAGGGTGTTACTCTATAGATTCCTATATAGTACAAGCCATACACCCTCGTTGTTAAAAGGTATCAGATCATGGGTGCTGTCTGGGGTCTCTTAACGAGAGCCCCATCTAGCACACACGACATCTGATAACCTTTCAATCTTTGCAA